GACGATAGCCACCCCAGCCCTAAAAAGATCACCATCTATGGTTCATGTGCCTTGAGCAGCACAGATAGTGATCACCACTTGATGATGGGCACGTACACGTTAGTGATCACGAACTCCTGTTTGATGCCACGCTCTTGGTTGCATCGCCTCGGCCTCCCATCTGGATGGGGTACACAGTGAGGGCACCCATGCACACCATGCGCTGGCCTCCAGTTGGCATAGTCAAGGCTAGTCCTACGTACAGACCTAGGCACCACATGGTCTATGGTGTCTGCCCCTGCATGGCCACATAGCCAGCACGTGGGGTTGGCCAGGAGGAAGCGCCTACGGGCTACACGGAACGTGGCCCCATCCTCGGTATGCCTACTCATGGCCCATATGGTGACACAACTACGCCCTCTCGGGGACGGGCCGAGAGGGCGTAGATGGCAACTATGGCGGGCTGCACTGCACACCATACGCGCCTATGCGTGGGAACGCTCCTTGGTCTTGCTCGGGGCGGCCTTGGCCTTGCGCATATCGCGCTCCTCGTGCGCCTGGACCCACGCCTGGATGATCTCGTACCATGCGGGCAAGACCGCGCCCTGGAGCGCCACCCACTCCTTGAGGTCCGTGAGGTTGGCGTACGGCCAGGAGCGACCGCCCCCGAGGTGGATACCGGTCCCGGAACTTGACCATGCCATCCCCGAGGGGATCTCTCCGGCCTTGACTCCGGCCTCAAGCTTCTTGGCCGAGAACTCCGCCTCCGGGTTGCGCTCCCAGAGCGCTACGGCGCGGCGGCCAAACCCGTTGACATGGACCCCGATCACGTCCCGGACTTCCCAGGTATCGGCCTTGGCCCCCGGGACGTACCCGCGAGAGAACCCGATGCGCGCCTCCCATCCGGCGGCCCGAGCGGCCTTGGCGAACCCCCGAGGCCCCGAGGGATACCACGCCTCCTCCCACGTCTCGTACGTCTCGATGGAGGTGATGACCGGAGCCGGTTGAGTGACCCGCTCCGGCTCCTCCGCGTACCGAGGCTCCGGGACGTACTCCGGGCCGCCACCCTCCCACACGGGCGGCACGTTGGCCTCCGCCGGGTAATGCGCCCCCGGCCCCGAGTGGACCGGGTACGCCCAGGGACTCGGGTTCGGGAGGAGGGTGAGGTCACTCATGGCGATACAGCCTCTCCAGGATGGCCTCCGAGAGTGGACGCCAGAGGTAGGCCATGAACTCGGCCTCCATCATCTCCCACGCCACCCGCTCGGGCATCGCTGGCCCGTACACCTGGACGTAACTCACCACGGTCTCGTTGCCCAGGTACTCCCGGATCTCGTACCGGACCATCCCCGCGAATCCAAACGGGCTCGTGGTCTCCACCCGGCGGCCCGGGAAAGGGAGTGCCCCATTGCCATCCCGCCACGTGAACGGCTCATCCACCGAGGACCCCCCGGGTGTACTCAACCGCCCCCGCGGCTAGCCGGAGGATGTCCTCCTCCGAGGCGTCCGGATGCTCGGACCGCACCTTGCGGAGCGACCAAGCGGGCGGGGCCTGGAGGTAGGCGGCCCCCCGGAGGAACGCCTTGGCCTCGTCTCGGTACCGGCCCACGATGCGGTTACAGGACCACTCCCCCTTGGCACAGAGGAGCCCGCGCACGAGGCCGGTATCGTGGTTGTGGTCCACCCCGAGGCGCTGGGAGCCCGCCGCCTTGGGATCATCCGGGTGGATGCCTCGGGCGGTCTGACAGATGAAACACCGCCCCAACTGGATGATGTAGAGGTCCCGGTACTCCTTGGGCGTGATGACGAACCCGCCCTCCTTGGGGTTGAGACCCTTGAGGTAGAACGCGCGCCAGGAGGCCACCCGCGCGGGAGTCATCCCGGCGGGTGGAGTCCAGTCCAGCTCAATCTTGGCCGCCATCAGTCCCGGTCCCCCCACGTGAGATAGGCGAGCCATAGCGCCCAGGCGATGAGCGCCAGGCACCCCAGGAACTCCACCATCTCAATCCACGTATCACGCATCCGAGCGGCCCGCCATGATGAGGGCCGGGAGGAACACGCCCAATGCCTTGTGCCACGCCTGGTCCAGCGCCCACGCGCCGGTACCGAGGCTCGGGTTGTCCAGGGGCACCTTGGCTCCGTGGTTCTCGGCATCCGTGGCGGTGGTGGTCATCCCCGCCCGCGGCACGCCCAGCGTGAGGAACCGGCCTTTGCCCGGGATGGCCCGCGCCAACGGGTACATGAGCCCGTGGTCCCGGCGGTCCGCCGCATAGTGCGTGACCGCCGAGACCGCCAGCCCGAGCGCGATGCGCCCCCACCGAGGCTTGGTCCCCGTGGCGAGTGCCGCCCCCACCACGCACACCGCTTGGGTGGCGGTGTACGAGAGGACGTGCTTGGCGCACGCCACATCCCCGGGGATGCCCGGGAGTCCCTTGTTGGCCGCCTGATGATCGGTCTGTACCCAGTAGTCCCCGATCTCGTGGCCCGCCTCCAGCGCGACCGCATAGCCCGCCATAGCCCGCATGATCACTCTCCCTGTTGTGCCGGACGGAAATGGGTGTGGTAGCGCTTACCCCGCGCGGTCTGAACCTGGCGGGACTCGCTCTCCAGAACGCCCTTGGAGGCCATGCGGAAGAGGAGCGCCCGCAAGGTCTCGGTGGACAGTTGGTACCGCGGGGCCACGTCCATCCAGAGGGCGTGACCATCGCGCCACTCCGCTGGACTCTTGGACAGTTCGGCCCACACGGCGGCCCAGGCGGGGCCTAGGCGCGCGCCCTTGCTCGGGTAGCCCGGAGTCAGGTCCGGGGCGGTAGTGGTTTCCATAGGTGAACTATAGCACGGTACGCGCTCCCCCCGGTACCCCCTCATGAACGCTGGCCAGGCTGGGCAATTCCCCCCGGAGGGCGCTCCGGCTCCAGGTGCGGGGTTAGAGGGGTTAGAGGGGTTTGGAAAGGTCCCTAACGCGGGAAGGTTTTTATATCCTACTGATTTGGTATGCATATACATCGCCCGGAGGGGGAGCAAAACCATACCCCGCACACCCCGCTAACCCCGCACCTCCCAGCACACGAACAGGCCCCCCAGCGCGCGCTGGAGGGCCTGCCACTACCTGGACGTACTGGGCGCTAGGCCCGCTTTTCGACCCGCCAGAGGGCCACCTTGGTCCGCGAGGTCTTGCCCGCCTCCCGGAGCACGAGCGAGACCCCCTCATCCGTGGTGACCCACCGCCCCAACCGGTTCATCACCCAGCGCCCGAGCGACTTGCGGCCCCCAGCCTCCGAGCGCTGGAGCTTCTCCAGGATCACGGTAGGGAGCCATTCCCGGGCATCGGCCCGGAACTCGTCCGGCTCCGCGGTGAGGAGTTCGCTCACGGTCCAGGGCTTGTCCCCGAACCCGGAGTAGATGTGCTCCAGGAGGGCCGCCAGACCATCATCATCCCCGCCCATCGCGGCACGCTGCCCGCTCTCCTGGTCAAAGGCCCCCGCCACTCCGGCGGCCTCCAGGATGCCCGCCAGGGCCGCCTCCCAGGTGGCGAACGAGTCCGATTGCGCGCGGACCGCGGGCCGCGCCCCGAGCGCCACCCAGTTCCGGATCATGACCATGAGCGCGTGGAGGAGCCGGTTGCGGTTGGTGGTGACCCACGCGGGCAAGTCCTGGATGGCGAACTCCCGTCGCTCGGGGTTGGCCATGTTCGGGTCAATCATGATGGTGATGGTCCGGCGCACCATGTCCCCGCCCAAGCTGGGGTTGTTCCCCGTGAAGACCCATAGGCGGTCATTGGTGAACGTCACGTTGGAGGTCTTCCCCAACTCCCGGTCCTGGAGTTCCCCGGACGAGGTGAGCAACCCCGCCAGCGTGGCGGACCTCAACACCCCGGTCACGTTATCGATGTGGACCACCGGGGCCGAGGTGGTGGCCAGGAGGCTCGTGGTCATTTTCTTGATCTCGGTCTCATCCCCGGGCATCTCGGACCGGAGGATGCCCCCGTGGAGGATACGCGCGATGTCCGCCAGGAGGGTCTTGCCCGAGCCCGGTTGGTGGGCACCGATGAAGAACGCCTTATAGCTGGGCGGTGCCAGCATCCGGAGGAGGGGCGTGATCAACAACCCGTAGTAGTTCGCGCGGTCCTCCTTGGTCACGAACGGGAACCCCGCCACCATCTCGTCCAGGAGGGCCACCGCGGAGGACACCTCCTCCGGCGTGGGCGCGTCCGGCACCTGGGCCACGTTGACCCCAGGGCCAGGGAGGAACAGGTACCCGGAGGCCGCGTCATACCCGGGCATGTCCAGGATCGATCCGTCACGCCGTACCATCGGCGTGTGGGTCACTCCCGCCAGCGCGCGGAGCATCACCATTGCCTCGGGCGCGTCCACCGCCCGCTTGGCGGCCTCCAGCGGGAAGAGGGCCGGAACCTCTCGCTCCTGGCCCCCGTCCTTCTCCTTGTCCTTGACCACCTTGTAACAACGGTGCGCGTACTGGATCTTGGCCGTGAGCTGGCCAGGCGTGACCGCCTGAATCTGGGCCGGACCGTTCTCCTCGTGCTCATCCCGCGGCGGGACGTAGCCAAGGTCATTGATGCGCGGGGTGTGGACCACGGCACCCATCCGCGTGAAGAACCCGGACAGTGAGCCGGACCCCAGGGCCGCCTGGAGCCAGTACGTCATCTCCGCCGCGGAGGTGATGCACAGATCGGGGGCGGCGGTACCCGGCGCGCGTGCCGGAGCCACCTCCGGCTCCTCTCCTGGCCCATCCTGGAACTCGGGCTCCTGGGTGACCATGACCTCCCACGGCTCCTCCTGGCCGCGGGCCAGGCCCGCGCCGATCACCGTTGCGGCGGTCCAGTTCCGGCCGTTGGCCGCGTTCCAGGAGTCCGAGTGGACCCCGCCGCGGGCCAGCGCGTCCATGAGGGCCTGGGCCGCATCGTCCTCGGTGAGGAACCCGCCGCCCACGAACCGGCCGATGAGGCGCGCGGCCCCGCCGAGGGCACCGTTGATGGTCCCGTCCTTGGCGGCCTCCACCGCCTGGAGCTGGCCATTGATCACCCGCTGGGCGGACTCGGCATCCCACGCGGAGTACACCGTGTCAAACGGGTCATCATCGTCCCGCTCCGCCGCCTGGCCTTTGGCCTTGGTCCGCACGGGTGTCCGGCGGGCGCGGCCCGCCCGCACGAGGGACGCCAGCGCGTCCTGGGTACCGTCCCCCTCGTCCGTCCAGTCCGTGAGCCAGTCCAGGTCCGGCTCCGCCTCCCAGCGGTACGCCACGTCCTGGCCATCGTTGGGTCCGCCCTTGGCCCGCCGGACGGTAGGGGGCAGGAACACGAACCCGCGGCCCTCCCCCTTGTCGTCCCCGGCCTGGAGATCAATCCCGGGCGCGGGGGACGCCTTGGCCACCCGGGTCCGGGTGATGTACTCGTGCGTCCCGCCGCCCGGGGTGAGGACCGTTCCGTACACCCGGGGCCAGACCCCCGCGTTGGTCAAGTCCACACGGGACTCATCCCCCTTGTTGCGGGGGTCGGTGTCCAGGACATCGCACACCACGCCCATCACGGCGCACATGGCCATCCCGGGCCGCCAGCGGTCCACCGCCGCATGGCTGGGCTTGGTGGTCTCCCAGCCCTTGGGGTACAGGAACTCGGGTCCGGCCCCGTGATTCCGGGAGGCCACGAACACGGGGATACCCGCGTCCACCATCGCGTGCGCCGTGGCGATGCCCGCCGCTTGCTCTGGAGTGAGGTCCGTCATGCTATATTCCGCCTAACTGTGTACTTGATGCGATGGCGGCGGCCCGGGGGGTGTGATCCCCGGGCCGCCTCTTTGCTGTCAGGCTCCGCGCTTGGGGGTGGTGATCGTAACCTCCTTGGCGGCCCGCGTCACGGCGGTGTAAAGCCACTGGCGGCCCTGGGCCTCCGCCGCGCGGATGCCCTCCTTGCGGGTCACCATGCTCATCATGTTGGGGAGTTCGTTGACCACGTACACCGAGTCCCACTCGGAACCCTGGCTCTTGTGGCACGTGATGGCCTGGGAGAAGGTGGCCAGCATCCGCCCGCCCTTGATACCCGCGCCCGAGGACTTGGCCTGGCGCTCCTTGTCCAAGCCCTGGTATCCCTCGGCAAACGTGGGGATGACCCGCTCACGTCCGTCATCGTCCATGAGGGTGAGGGTCGGCCCGAGCGGGGTGGGCTTGGCGTCCAGGACCGTGAACTGTGCGCCGTTGAACACGGCCAAGTCCTTGTTGTTCGTGAGGCACATCACGCGGTCACCCTTGCTCGGGACACCCAGCTCCCGGCCCGCCTTCTTGCGCATGATGTCGATCATGGCCCACCGCCGCTTGTTGCTCCAGACGATGACCTGGGTGGCCTCCATCATCTTGGCGATGCTCCCCGGCTCCATATCCGAGGACGTGAGGCCGAGGGCCGCACCCTGGGAGAGCCGGACCCGCGTGGCGAGACTCAAGACCGGGGAGTCAAGCGCCTGGCGGTGGATCTCCTCCAGCATGAAATCCGGAGTGCGGTTGATGTAGTAACCGCCGCCCTCCACCGGGGGGAGCTGGGCCTGGTCACCGAGCACGAGGACCGGGATGTTGTACCGCTCGATGTCCTCGGCAAGCTTCCCGTTGACCATCGAGACCTCATCCAGGATGAGGAGGCCCGGTCCGTCGTTCATCGCCTCCGGGTTCCACTCCCAGGACATCCGGCGGGAGCGGACCTCCAAGTCCTTGATCTCTTCCTGGAGCGCGGTCACCCCGTCCTCGTTGGGGTCCAGGACCGCCAGCTCCCGGCGGGCGGCCACGAGGCGGGCCTTGGCCTCCTCGTCCGCAAGCGGGTAGTAGATGGAGGAGTGGATGGTCTTGGCGGGCGCACCCTTGCGAGTCAGGACGTGGGCGGCCTTCCCCGTGAAGGTCATGAACTTGGCCGTGACCCCGAGCGCCCCGGGGATCTCCTTGGCCATCGTGGTCTTGCCGGTACCCGCCGGACCGGTGAGCAGGAAGGCCCCGCGCATCCCGTCACACGCATCCTGGTACCACTTCTTGATCTCTTCGATCCCGGCGGTTTGCTCGGCGCTCAGCGCCACTCGGCTTGTCATGGGAGAACCATAGCACACCACGCCAGACCCGCAAACCCCGCAACGCACCTGTTCCGGATGCGTGCCGTGGTGTGCTATAGTCCTCACCATGAGTGAGTGGATTGAGGACAACGTGGTTGAGGTCATCGTGGGCCTCCTGTTCGTGTGCCTGATCATCGTGTTCATCCAGAGGGTTGGAGCCAAACACGATGAGGTGCGGGACGAGTGCCGGGACCGCGGAGGCAACATCAAGACCGTGGATGGCGGGCGCTCCACCATCTTTATCTGTACGGACCCCAACGGGGTCCTCCTCTTCACACGGAAGACCATCTAGCCGGTTGTACCCGCCCCCGGGTGGTGTGCTATAGTCTTCCTATACCGACCGCATACGCAAGGAGCACAGCATGAACCGCAACGCCAAGACCGCCGCCCGCGCGGTAGCCAACGGTACCGCCACCAAGGCCCAGTCCCAGGACTTCCGGGCCGCCGCCCTGGCGCTCGGATGGCAGGGTGCCCGCGGCCTCGGTGTCGTGAACCACACCTCCAATGAGCGGGTCCAGTCGTTCCGCCTCCTGGCCCAGTTCCTCCTGGAGGAGGCCGGGGACCACGAGGCCGCGATGGACCGCGCCGAGGAGGCCGAGATGGCCGAGATGGCCCAGGACGAGGCGGACCGGGAGGCCCGCTGGGCCGAGTCCCAGGCCGCCAACCTGGCGGAGGCCGAGGCCGCCCGCACCGAGAACGAGGCCCCCGGCGGGATCTACAGTCCCGAGGCCGCCCCCGTGACCGTGGTCCTGTACCGCACCCAGACCCCCACCATCCAGCTTTCCGAGGGGACCGCGGTGGACGCGGTGATCACGGAGGAGATCCTGGGCGTGACCGAGGGACTGTGCGAGTCCGGGGCCTCCCTGGAGTGCTCCCTGGAGGACCCGAGCATGGGACTCCTCCGCACGCTCCCCGAATCGATGCTCCCGGGCCAGGAGCGAACCGTGATGCTCCAGTGCCTCCCCTGTTACGAGGCCAGCGCGGAGGCGTACGTCCGCAAGCTCCACCGGGCCACGGCATGAGGACAGTCCTGGGGGTGTGCGCCGTGGTGTGCGCCCTCGGGGCGGTCCTCTCCGCCCTGGGCGGGGAGTGGGGTCACGCGGCGGCCTGGGCTTTCGGGTTCTGGATGGCGTGCGGGTGGTTCATCGCGGTATCGGTCTCGATGGCCGCCAAGGCCGGGGACGAGGGCATGGCCCGAGACGAGGGGGACGAGGACAGATGAGAGACCAAGAGCGCGCCGTGGTGGACGCGGCCAAGGCATGGGCCAACCACCCCAGCGACTCCCGGGCCAAGGCCCTCGTGGAGGCGGTCCGCAAGCTGGAGGCCAACACGTGTCCGGCCCAGGGCATCCTGGGTGACCCCGCCTGGCCGTACTCGGTCTCGTGTGAGCGGACCGAGGGCCACGAGGCGGAGTACCACAAGGACCCCGTACGCGGTATCGAATGGCGCTCCCGCCGCTAGGCGTGGTGTGCTATAGTTCAGGTACCAACGGACGAGGAGGCAACATGCGAGGCACGTACTTCCGGTGGACCGCCCGCCAGCGCGTGGGGAGTACCCAGGGGGTCAACGTCCTCCAGGCGGACATCCTGGGGGCGGACACGGACATTGTGGCGGACCCCGCCACGGGACTGGTCACGGTCAAGGTGCCGGACCGCCCCCTGGATGCGGACGAGGCCCGGATGATCGGGGTCCGCATCATTGAGGCGGCGGCCCTGGCGGACAACGGCCGATCGGTGCGCGAACCGTGATGCCGGAAGCGGGGGCGGTCATTGAGGCCGCCCGCCGCTTCCTCTCCGGCCCCCTGGATGGGTCGGACGGAGCGGTGGCAGCGATGGAGGAGGCGGTGGCCGCCCTGGACGCCAAGCTGGCGTCCCTGGGGTCCGAGCCCTCCCGCACGGAGCAAGACCGTACCTGGGGTGAGGTAGTGGCGGGGGACGAGGTCCTGTCCGTCAAGACCGGGAAGTGGTACGAGGTGGGGACCACGGTCCGGACCACCGAGGGCAAGGCAAAGATCATGATCAAGGGGAACCCCAAGCCCATCCTCCGCACCCCGTCGGACCCCGTGCGCCTCAAGCGCGGGGTGGAGGGTGACGCGGTGGACATCGTGGAGGTTCTGTTCTCCGGCACTACCCGGGCCACGGTCACCCGTGGCGGCGGGGATGCCGGACCCATGCTCACGGACAAGGTGGAGGACGATGATGAGTAAAAGGGGAGTGGCGCTCGGTGTCCTGGTTGCTGTCACGCTGGTTGGCCTCGTTACCTGGGCGGTAGTGGCCATGCACAACTGGGAGAAGGCTTGCCACGAGATGGGCGGGTCCGTAGATGAGCGGTACGAGTACACCGCGATGGACACCACGTACACGTACGATGCCAAGGGCAACGTGACGGGGGTCATCATCACCCCGCGGGATGTCTACTCGTATCACTGCATGGTGAACGGCCAGGAGGTGGACCCCGATGGCAAGTGAGGACGAGGACTGGATGGACGTGGCTCCCGCCACCGAGGCGATGGGTACGCCGTTCGTGGCGGCCCTCCGCGGAGAGTGTGACGAGTGCGCGTGCGGCATCCGCCCCGGAGAGATGATCCAACGGACCGATGGCGGGTACGCGCACGCTCTGTGCCTCCGCCTCCTCATGCGCCCGGTGGTGTGGGAATGAACGGGCGCGCGGTGTGCCAGCGGTACGAGGTAGGGGACCGCCAGCGGACCATCCTCATGAGGGCCAACCTGGACCTCGTGATGACCCTGGACGGACCCGAGCGCAAGGCCGCCATGCGCCTCGTGCGCCGGGGAATCCTTACGCGCCAACGGTTCGGGAGTCCGTCCATTGGATGGATCACTATCTACAGGATCAACCCGTGAGCATCCTCCGCGGGTACCAGACGGCGCTCCTGGATGCGTTCCAGGAGCGCCTGGCGGATGGGGACCTGAACCGCGGAGCGGCGGAGATCCCCACCGGGACCGGTAAGACCGTGACCGGGGCCGCGGGCGCGGTCCGGGCCGGAGGCGCGCTCATCCTCACGCACACCGAGGAGATCACGGGCCAGTGGGAGGAGAAGCTGGCCTTTGCCGCGCGCAAGACCAACCTCTCAATCGGGGTGGTCAAGGCGGGCCGGAACGAGCCCTCCGCGGACCTCGTGGTGGGCTCCGTCCAGACCCTCCGGAACCCGGACCGGATGCGCCAGATTGGCCGCCGGGGGTTCATCATCGCGGACGAGTGCCACCATGCGGTGTCACCCTCCTGGATGGATGTCCTGGGCCAGGCTGGCGCATGGGACGGGGTGCCCACGCTCGGGTTGACCGCCACCCTCAAGCGGTCCGATGGCCAGGGCCTCGGGCACGTCTGGCAAGACCTCGTGTTCTCCCGCTCCATCTCGTGGGCGCAACGCCAGGGGTTCCTCCTGGACGTAATCCCTTGGCGCGTAAGGGTTCCAGACCTCAAGACCACCTCGTCAGACGAGGCCCTGGACGCCATGCTGGCCGATGGCATCGCGCCGGAGGCGGTGGTGGAGACGTGGCAGGAACACGCCGCGGGACTGTCCACGGTGGTGTTTGCCCCCTTGGTCAAGTCGGCCCAGGCTTTCGCGGATGCGTTCAACGCCAAGGGAATCAAGGCCGAGGTAATCACGGGGGCACTCCCCGGCCCCGAGCGAGAGGCCATCCTGGAGCGGTACGAGGCCGGGGTGACCCGGGTCCTCTGTAACGCGATGGTCCTCACGGAGGGATGGGACTCCCCCCGGACCATGTGCGTGGTCTGGGCCAGGCCCACCACGTCCAAGCCCTTGTTCATCCAGGGCGTGGGCCGCGGGCTCCGGCCGTGGCTCTCCGCGGAGGCCCCGCCCCGCGAGGAACAACGGTGCATCCTCATTTGCGTCACGGACACCACGGGCGCGGGCCTGGCCGATGTGGCGGACCTTTCGGAGGCTCCGCTGGCCGAGGTTGAGGAGGGCAAGTCCCTCCTGGAGGCGGAGGACGAGTTCAATATCGGGGCCGCCCTGGACGAGGAGGAGGACCGGGCATACCGCGGGCCGGTTCGGGTGGAGGAGTGGGACCTGGCCGTACAGGCATCATCCAAGGCGTGGAAGTACACCGCCGCCGGAGCGCCGTTCCTGCCGACCGCCAAGCGGTCCAAGGGGTACGTGTTCGTGGTGGGGTCCAATGTGTACCTGTACGGACCGCACCCGAGCAACCCCCGCCGGATGGGCGCGCGCAAGCTGGCCGCCGCGCCGGACCTCTCTCTGGCAATGGCCTTGGCCGAGGACGAGGCCCAGGAGCGCGGTGGGGACATCGGAGCCCTCCTGGCGGACAAGGGCCGCGCCTGGCGTAAGGCGGTCCCCTCGGCGGACATGGTGCGCGTCGCTCGGTCCGCTGGCGTCACCGAGGCCCAGATTGCGGCCATCCTCCGCCAGCGGGCGGCGGGCAAGGCCGGGAAACTGTCAGACCTCACGGATAGCCTGTTGGCATCGCGTGTGTTGGACCCGATCGTTGGACGGATTGAGGAGCGAGTGTGACCACCACCAAGCGGAAGTACCCGGGGCCGGACAAGGCCCCGTACTGGCGCGGCAACCTGGAGGACTATCCGGGGTATGGGTTCTCCCGCGGGGAGGTGACCGATCCGGACCACGAGTGGCGGAACAACGAGCCATTCCAGGCCAACCTCACGTTGACCGGGATCTCCCGTGGGAGGTCCGCCATCAAGTTCATGTGGAGGGACGAGGAGGGCCACTCGTTCCCGATGTTCGCCATCGATATGGCCGCCTTGGTGATGACCAAGGAGGGTGCCGCCGGAGGCAAGGCCGGAGGCCAATGGATCATCATGAAACGCGGTTCCAACTACGGAGTAGCGAGGTACGAGGCATGAGCCAGGAACTAGTCCCCGCGGACCCCATCGAGACCGTGGATGCCGAGATCATCACGGAGGAGGACGAGTTCTGGATGGATGCCGCTCCGGCGGTGGACCAATACGGCGTGGACCTCCCGGGCCGCGTCAAGGGCCGGTACATCTACCCGGACCCCCCGGGCTATGTCCGGGCCAAGGGGGCCACCACGGGCTTTATGCGGATGACCAACCTGGCGTCCGCGTTCTCCGATCAGATCAGGCTCCAGCTCTGGCGGGAGCGCATGATCCTCCTGGGCCTCCGCTCGGATGAGGGCACGATGTTCGATGAACTGTGCGCCCAACCGCTGGAGCACATGGACCCCCGGGACGTGCGCGCGTACCTGGAGCGGTTCGCCAAGGAGGCGGCCAATGCCGCGGGTGCCGATCGGGGGGCCAGGCGCGGCACCGCCCGCCACCTCATGGTCCAGACCAACCTGGAGACCGGGACCATCGTGGGCAACCGCCGGATGAGGCTCCAGTTGTCGTCCCTCTGGGAGGCCCTGGAGCGCCACGGGCTGGAGCCCATTGAGGGCTGGAGTGAGCGCCGGGTGTGCAACCCGCGGTACCACGTCATTGGCACCCTGGACCTCCGGGTGCGGGACAAGGCCACCGGGGAGGAGGGCATCCTGGACCTCAAGACGCAACGCTCGTTCTGGAGCTACCTGGAGATTGCCGGACAACAGTTCGGCTATGACGATGCGGAGTGGACCTGGGAGGGGCCGAACACCCCCGAGGGCCGGTGGGTCAAGAGCCCGCGCAACACCCTCACGGGCCTCATGCCGGAGAACATCGGCAAGCGGGTTGCCCTCCTGGCCCACATGCCCCAGGCCGATGGCCCGGGGACTCTCCCGGTGGAGATCCATGAGGTGTCCCTGGAGTTCGGCAAGCGCGTCCTGGACGTGGCCCTGGACAACGTGACCACCCGGAGCCTCGGGGCCTCCAAGGCCAAGGGCCGGAGAATTGGTGGTGTGAGGCCCTTGCGCCCTGGGCTATAGCACGTGATAGAGTAGGTACATCGGAAGGGCCGGGGAAGCAACGGGCCTCGGGGGGACTTCCGATGGTGGCCCGATTCGCCAACGGATAGGGAGCCCTACCAAGACAGTTGGACCGGACCGCGGTGGTGAGCGCCTTAACGAGCGCGTAGGTACCGCGGTCCGGCAAGGGGGAGTTAGCTCAACGGTAGAGCGGGCTCACTTGTAGTTGGTTGGGGGTTCAACTCCCCCACTCCCCACGCAAGGTGCAAGGCCATACCACCGCCCAAGCGGGCATGATGAGACTGGACCCCGCACCGCGCACCGCCGGACCCCGCCAGGGCAACGGCTCCGTTGAAGAGGAAGAGGAACAAGATGGCCAGCAACAAGCCCGCCGAGAACGCCCCCGCTATCACGTCCGAGGACGAGGAGTGGATGGACGGAGCATCGGCAACGTTCCCCAAGGCCGAGAACCTGGCCCCGAGCGTGCCCCCGAACTTCGGTCCGGGCCGCCTCGTCGCCATCTGGGCTCAGGAGAACGGCACCCGGACGAACGACAAGGGCAAGACGTACCCGTACGTCCAGACCCTCACCCTCGTCCTGGACAACGGTCCGGACGGAACCCAGGTGGATGACACCGTGGGCAACGCTCCGGTCCGGCTGGAGGACTTCCAGCACAGCACGGGCGGCCTCGTGGCGCGGCTCTCCAAGCGCGTGACGGGCAAGTCCCCCAAGGGCGTGCCGCTCAAGTACCGGCCGATGATCGGTCGCATGAACACCCAGGCCAGCTCCCAGAACAAGAACGTTCCGGCGTTCTCCATCTCGGAGCCCACCCCCGAGGACATGGTGAAGGCCCGGGAGTACAAGGCGATGATCACGGCCATCAATGCCGAACTGGAGGCCGCGGACGCCAAGGACGAGGACGCCAAGGCTTTCGAGTGAGGCAGGAACGGTAAGCCAGGAACGCCCCGGGGTCGCTCATCCCCGGGGCGTTCCTCCGTCTAACGAGGAGACCGCATGACAAGCACGCTAGCGGACACGCGCCCGGGGGACATCATGTTCTCCAAGCGCCTCAAGCCCAGGGCGGTGGAGGCCCTTGTGTGGGGCGGCCAGTTGATCCTTGGGGAGACCGGGTACCCGCAACACGTGGGGGTGGTGGTCGATGGTGGCCGCCTCGTCCAGGCCATGCCGCGGGGTGCCGAGGTCATCCCCCTGGACACCCGCCACTGGACCGGGGACGTGGTGTTCATCCGGCCCAACTACCGGTCCGAGTACACCGCCCCCGCGGTGGCGCGGGCCGCCCTCCGGTACGTGGGCACCCCGTATAGCTTCCTGGACTACGCCGCGATTGCGGGCCTCCACCTCGGGGTGCGCAACGGTCCCATCCGCCGGTACGTCCGCACGAGCCAGCACATGATCTGTAGCCAGCTTGCGGACCAAGCCCTGGCGGACGCGGGCTGGCACGTGTTCGATGATGGCCGCCTGGCCCAGGACGTGACCCCCGCGGCCCTGTACCGCAAGATGAGGGCGGATGGTCCGGCCCTCGTGCTGGGCGTGACCCCCTGGGCGTAGGCCCGGATTGAAACGTTACACATGATCCACAACGAGAGGCCCGCTCCCCGATCGGGGGCGGGCCTCCGTCATGCGTGCTCTAGTCCAAGTCCTCGTTGGCGGACCATACGGACTGGACCTTGACCACCTCGGCTTGGCGGTCCTTGGGTTGCTCCTTGGCCCAGTTCATCGCGGCCCGCGAGTCCCGCCCAAACGAGCGCTTGGGCCGCCCGTTGGGGGTGTCGTAGTACACCCAGTATTCCGGGTCCATCATGGCCCCTCCTCGGGGGTGAGGCCCGCCCCCTCTCGGGGGCGGGCGGTCCGCCTAGCGCTCCCAGCCCGAGAGGGTGTTGAGGGCCGCCGCGTTCCGGTTCTGGATGTCCCGGGCCTTGGTGCCCAGGCCCGCCCGGTAGGCGTCCCCCAGGACCCGCGCCAGGCGGTTCTCCAAGGTGCCCTCGGGCTTGCCCGCGGTGCGCCACGCCTTGTCCAGCTTGGCGACCGAGCGGAGGATCTTGCCAGCGTTCCGGGTGGAGGTCTTGGCGGCCATCTCGTTCTCCTCTGTGTGGTGTTCCTTGCTTGTACCCATACTATAGCACACCACGGCGGGGGCGTGTCTACCCTTGGGGGACCGCCGGACCAAAAAAGATTCCTCGGTCTGGGGGTTGTGGTGCGGTCCCCGTGGTGTGCTATAGTTCTCGTATCAGCAAGGCCCGCCACACAGAGGAGAACGAGATGACCGCCGCCGGAAAGATCAACGCCAGCAACGTCCAGGCCGGGGACCGCATCGTGGTCCGCATCGAGCGGAATGACGCGGGCCTCTTCGTGGGCCTCCACGAGAGCCGGACCAAGACCCACGCCGATGACCTCGTGGTCCGCGTGACTGGCAAGACCTTCCGCAACGCCCAGGGTCCTTACGAGGCCCGCGGTAAGTACGTCATCGAGACCACGGCCGGAGCGTTTGAGGCCGCCCCCATCCAGACCATGATCCTTGCGCCGGAGGACGCGGCGGGCATCAAGCGGGCACACGCCGAGGCCATCGTTGAGGACGAGGAGTTCTCCCGGGTCCGGGCCGCGATGGCCGAGATTGAGGCCGAGGAGGCCGCTCTCCTGGCCGAGGCCAAGGACCAGGCGGAGCGCACCGCCGCCCTGGAGGCCCGGGTGGACGAGGCGTTCCCCCCGGCGGTCCACGCGGAGCTGGCGGCCACCCTGGCCGAGGACACCCGCATCACGGAGGCCCAGCACGCCGAGGTGAACGAGCGCCACCGGGCACACCTGGCCTCCCGCTCCACCGCCACCCAGATGGTGGGCCGCCCGCTCCGGCTGGCCGAGGCCGCCACGCCCGCCGCCGCCTCCCTCGCCACCCTGGCCAGGGTGGCCCAGGGCCTCGGCCGGACCCTCCGCCCCATCCTGGAGGACGGGGTGCGCCAGGCCCGCGAGATCCCCGAGGGCCGCCGCCGCCACGGCCAGGTGAAGGCCCGCCGGGACGCGCTCCGGCACGCGCGCAAGCTGGAGCTGGCCAACCTCTGACACCCGCACCCGGGCGGGGGTTCCGGCTCCCGCCCGTGGTGTGCTATAGTTCAGGTACAGACACCGAGCAAGGGAGAACGACATGCAGGATGCGCGCAACCTGGGCCTCGTGACCGGGGGCACCGACTCCGAGCGGAGTGACACGTACGGGCTGGAGATGGCCCCCGAGGCCCGCCGGGAGGCCCGCCACGAGGCCGAGACCGCCGAGGTGGCCCAGCTCCGGGCCGACTTCCACGCGGAGCCCTGGAACGCGCCCCGCCGCATCGCCATCCGCCAGCGGTTGGCCCAGCTTTCCCGCAACCTGTACGAGGACCGCCACGAGACGCGGGAGGAGTACGAGGTGGACCGCCTCCGGGCGCGGTACATGACCACGGACCTCCCGGAGGAAAAGGAGCGCATCGTGGGCAAGCTGGCGGCCCTGGGCGCGGTGGTCTTCCCCGAGGGCTCCCCCCAGTACACCGAGTACCGGGAAGCGCTCCGCAAGGCCCTCTCGGACCCCAAGGCGTGGGACTTCCTGGAGGCGTAAGGCTCACACCGCGGGGGGGGTTCCGGCCCCCCGCGGTGGTGTGCTATAGTTCAGGTACAGACACCCAAGGAGGGCACCGTGAACGGCGAGACCACGCAAGACCTCACCCCCCACTACTCCCCGAGCGAGACCTATCGGTACGTGGTGGGCTACCTGGGCGCGCGCCGGGGGGACTACATCGGGGGCGGCCCGCTGGCACCCCGGTACACCGCGGAGTACGGCACGGAGGTCCGGGACACCTGGACCGGGGACGTGATGAGCGTTCACTGGGCGGCCTCCGCGGAGCTGGCCAGCCTCGTGGCGGAAACCCAGTGCGGGGAGCGGAACGCGGCGGCCACGGCCATCACGTTCCCCTCCAAGCTGGCCCTGTTCGTGAGCCGCGCCCGCGATGCCGAGACGAACCCCGGGGACATCCTGGAGGACGTGGACCGCATCCTGGAGTGGCACCTCAAGCGCCTCCGGGGCCTCTCCCAGGAGCCGCTGGACCAGACCCGCCTGTACGTCCAGGCCCCCGAGTTCAACCGGTGATGTGGGTCATGGTGGCGGCCCTCGTGGCCGCCGCCCTCCTCACTGCCGCGGGCTGGGCCGCGTTCTGGCCCGAGTGGCCGCCCATCGAACCGGGGGCGCACCGAGCCAAGACAGACCCCGTAAACCCCCCAGAACCCGCGCCCGCCCGGGAGCCCGCCCCTCGGGTGGGGTTCCCGGTCCCCGGGCCGGACGAGTGGATGTGGTCCACGGACGAGGCCAAGCGGAAGCGGCCCAAGCATCGTCACGAGGACATCGGGGAAGGCACCCAGCGCCTCCCCTGGCACGAGGTCCCCAGTGGACCCCAACCGCTCTACCCCCCGGCCCCGCCGGTAGACTGAACCACCGCCCGCCCTCGGCTCACCCCCGGGGGCGGGTCCATGTCCGGGGAAAGTTGAGTCCCCGGGGTTGACCGTAGGACCGCAAGGTGTGCTATGGTCTTCACATGGCAAACACCCCCGCACGGCGGGGACGCCGGAAGGTCACCGAGACCCCGGCCACCGCCGAGACCGCAACCGTCCAGGAGGACACGAACATGAGCGACATCAACGGCACCCAGGACACCGCCGAGGGCACCGAGGCCGAGGCCGGTACCGCCGAGGCGGGCCACACGTTCAACGTGGGTGACGAGGCCCGCGTGATCCGCGGCAAGCTCCGCGGCCAGAACGGCAAGATCCTGGCCTACTCGGCCACGGACAAGACGTACGCCATCTCCCTGGAGTCGGGCACCCTGGCCACCGTGAACGCGGCCAACCTCAAGGCCCCCGCGGACTCCACGGTCTCCATCTCGGCGCTCGTGGGCATCCTCCACGGGTTCCCGTTCGCGGACTCCGAGGACGCCGTGAAGCTGGCGGCGGCCCTGGACGCCGTGGCCCCGGGCGTGTCCACCAAGCTGGCCGAGGCTTCCGCCTCCTGATCATCGGCCCGGCGGAGGCAACGTCCCCGCAAACAGGGGAGTCCATGCAAGCGGACCCACGCCAGGCGAACGGAAAGGCCCTCGGGAAACCAGGGGCCTTTTCCCGTGCCCGGGGGTTGCGGCCCCCCATCCGTGGTGTGCTATAGTCTAGGTATGAGCGAGAACAAGACCCCCAAGAGCATCCGGGCCGCACGCTGGACCGCCGGAACCGTGATCGGTGGCGGCCTCCTGGCCTCGGTGGCTGGCAACGTCCAGTCCATCCTCCTGGACACCCCGGAGGGCCAGACCCCCTCCGTGGGTGCGATCATCTCCGCGGTGTGGTGGCCCGCCCTCCTGTTCGCCATGATCCACCTGGCGCTCACCATCCCGTGGGGGGATGGGGCGTGGCGCTGGGGTCGCTGGATTGGCCCCGGAGTCATCGGTGGCCTGGCGTTCTACATCTCGTTTTTCCACCTGGCCCACGTCCTCTCGTACTTCGGTTACGACGTGGTGAGCCGGTACGCTGGCCCGCTCACGGTGGACGTGGCCATGTTCGTGGCCACCATTGCCTGGCACCGCGTGAGCGTGGCCAAGGAGCTGGCCACCCAGGAGGTGGCCACGCTGGCCAGCGCTCCGGCCGTGGCCACTGGCCAGCCCGAGGTGGCCACGGAGGAACTGGCCACGGAGCCCGCCGAGGTGGCCACGCTGGCCAGCCTCCGGGAGCCCAGCCTGGCCGAGGACTGGGCGGACCTGGACACCTCCTGGGACGAGGAGCTGGCCACGATGACCGCCGCCGCCCAGACCGCGCCGGAGCCCACCCAGCCCGCCGAGGAGCCCGCTCCGGCTCCGGCCGAGGCCCCCGCGGTGGCGCTCACCACGGTCCCCGCCGAGGCCGCCAAGCGCATCCAGGAGATCCTGGACGAGACCCCCAAGGCCACGGGCGTGGCGATTGCCCAGGCGCTCATGGCGGCGGGCCTGGCCTCCTCGGAGAAGACCGGACGCCGGTACGCGGCGGCGGTCAAGAACAACACCGCCCGGGTGGCCTAGGCCACGAGGGGGTACTTTCCCCAGGTCACCACGCTTAGACCGCCCCGCTTGGGTCACCCCGGCGGGGCGGTTTGGCGTCCGGGGTTGCGCTCCCCGGCCCGTGGTGTGCTATAGTACAGGTATGAGCGAACGAGGCGTTAAGTGCGGCAAGTGCAAGGGCTACCACCCGAACGTCCGGGAGGTGCGGGCCTGCTACCTGGCCGCCGCCGGACAGACCCCCAGCGCGCCCGCCCAGGTGGCCCAGGAGGCCCTGGCGGTCCCGGCCCCCACGGAGCCCGGGTTCTACACCACGGGGGCGGCCACGTACCGCCTGGCCCCCACGATGGAGTGGTCCAAGCTCCTGAGTAACGGCCGGTTCGCCACCGGTTGCTCCGCCCCCGTCGCGCCGCGCCGGATGACCGTGGACGAGGTGGCCGCCCAGGGCCGCATCCACGTCCGTTGCATCGTCTGTGGGATCACCCTCAAGAACCCCAAGAGCCGCGCCCTCGGCATCGGCCCGGTCTGCCGCGGGTACGTCTAGGACACGGAGGAGCCCTGGCCAGATGGCCAGGGCTCCAGGTGCCCGCGCGACCGCATATCTCGTGGACGTGGCCAGCCTACTGGCCAGAGGCCATCCTGGCCATCTGCCAGTCCGTGAGCTGGCCAAGATCAAATAGCCTGGCCTCCGTCCGGCCGTACGCCTGGCCATCGGGCTTGGCCAGAGGCTCGGGGAACCCCGGGCGCTTGGCCGCCGTCCGCAACCCCTCCAGGGAGATGGCCATCGGTCCATCCTGGCCAGGGAGCATGTCCAGCGCGGAGGCCAGGGTCACGGCCGAGGTGATGGCGGGGCGCTCATCCCCGCCCCCCACCTCGGTCCAGGACTCCCCATCGATGCTCGGGGATGAGGTCTGGGGTCCGAGGACCGGGCCGGTAGCGGGTGCCGCCCGGAGGCACGCCTCCGCCATCTCCACCTCCGACATCCACGGGACACGGAACACAAAGAACTCATCCCCGCGGGCAAGGCCCCAGATACCGCGCGGCCCCGTGGGACACGCCACGTAGTCCAGGGTGTCCACCAACATTTTCCAGAGCTTCTTATCCCACTTGGCGATGAGGCGTCCGCCCTGGAACGACTCCCGAACGTCACCCCCGCCCCCGCCGAACACACCCGCGGACGCGCGCTGGGCGGCGGCCACCATGTGCATCCGCAACTCCCGGCCCATGAACACGGTTTCCTGGAGCGCGACCACGGCCGGAGAGGTGGTGGGCGGGTCAAGGTCCGCCTCGTCCAGTCCCTCGTCCAGGGCCAGGGCCAGGCCATCGGACTTGGACCCCTCGCACCGCTCGATGCAGTCGGCAAGCTGGGCCTTGGCCCGGTTCATGATCCGCCGCCGCTCGGCTTTCCAGTAGCGGTTCAACTTCTTGATCTGGGCGTTCAGCTCCTCGGCCACGACGAACACCCGGCGCTGGCGCTCCAGCTCCTCCTCCGGGAGTTCGATCCGGCGGGCGGTCTCCTCGGCCACGGCCATCCACGCCGCGTGCAAGTCCTCGTCCCGGTGGGCGTACACCACCCGGTCCCGGGAGAGCTTGCCCGCCCAGCGGATGTGAGAGAACCGCTTGGGGTCCGTGATGATCACGCCATCCCCGCGCTCGATGCGCTGGCGGAGGAACACCCGGACGAGGACGGACTTGCCGGTACCGGCGGCACCCGACATGAGGACGTGCGGGGAGTCCTCGGAGAGCGACACCTTGACGAACCGGCCCCCCGGCCCGCGGCCCACAATGATCTCATCCTCCGCACACTTGGCGATGGCGGGGAGGAGCGAGGCATACGAGACCTCACGCGGGGGCACGGGCGCACCCTTGATGTCCACGAACGGGGCCGCGCCCACCTCGTTCCACTCCCCCACCGGGGACGGGATGCCGAGGCGCGCGCCGATGTTCTCCGTGATGCGCTTCTTGGTCCCCGCGTCCAGGGTGGAGCCCGCCGGGAGCCAGACCCGCGCCACCTTGGGCACATCGTCCTCCGCGGTCTCGGCCCCGCTCCCCCACCCGTGCGGGAGTTCGATCATCCGGCGGGCCTTGCTCTTGACGTAGCTCTGGCCCAGGATGCGCGCCAGCAACTCCGCCGAGGGGTCGATGAACTCCCGCCGGACACGCCGGGTACGGAGGTACCGGATGGGGTTGTGGAACCGGAGCCCGCGGCGGAGGGCCAGGAGGAGCCACACGAGGCCCGCCAGCGCGACCGCGGTAAGCCAGGCGACACCGAGCCACCACGGCACCCAGGAGAACGGCGCGGCCAGCTCCAGGAGGAGCGGGACCGTGATGGCCGCGTTCCGGCGCGCGACCCTCCGCCACCTGGCCCGGGAGAGCTTGGGGATGGGCTTGTGCCGGTAGTCCTCCGTTGCATCGTGGAGGAACGAGGCGTTGTCTCGGGGGGTGAGGATGGGGTACCCGGACACGAGGTAGCGCCACACGGCCAGCGGCCCCTTGGGCGTGTGCCAGGTGTCCGCCCGCGTGGTCACGATTGCGGTCGCTTTTGCCATGTGTCCAGTCTACCCAACGTCCGACGTTTTCGGGACTCGTGGCATATACTGGCGCGCGTGAGTGAGCAGACCGCCAGCGCGAACTGGAAACGGACGTTGACCAAGCTACGGCGGATGATGGAGGAGCTACGGGCGCACGATGTCCAGTGCATCGAACCGCCGAACATGGACACTCCCCCGCACAAGAGGGGCCTTCCCCCGCCCAGTGATGGTGTGCTATAGTACCTATAGTGGGAGAGGTGCCCGCGGGAAAGGACGGGGGCACCTCCCCCTCACTCATCCCGGGCCAGGAGGACCGATGCCGCACCTGACAGACCCCAAGTCCCCGTTGATCATCGTGGGGGAGGAGTTCCCCAACTGGACCATCAAGGGCCAGACCAAGACCCGCATCACGCTCGTGGAGGTCACGACGGACGCGGGCTGGGGGATGGCCTTGATGGGCAACCTCGGCGGGTACGTCCCCGGCCTCCTGGAGGATGGGACTCCCGTGGAGTGGTACGTGAGCACGGTTCGATACACCGCCATCAACGAGTACAAGGCCCTCCTCATCCCCGAGGTGCGGGCCGGAGAGAAGACCGCATGACCGCGTATGGCATTGAGTTCCCCCTCCCGCGGATGGGGACCTTTGACGATGCCGAGGTGACGGAGCGCCAGGTGGGCCAGTACGTGACCCTCCTCATGGGCGGGGAGGCGCACCTCCTCAAGGTGACGGAGGCCCACCTCATGCCCGGGGGCCAGATGGTCCTGGGGTGTGAGCGGGAGGAGCCCACGGACGAGGAGTTGCCGGAGCCCATCGAACTCACGACGGAGGAGGCGGTGGCCGCCCTCACGTACGAGCGCGGGTTGGACCTCCCGGACGATGCGTGCCTCCGGATGGAGCCCGAGGCCCCGTGTCCGGCGGCGGGCTCCCCGCGGTGCCAGAGTTGCGTCTGGAGGCCCGCCGATGGCCAGGCGTAGGAAGCGCAAGCGCTCGTTCATCCGCTGGGCCACCAAGCGGAGGCGCACTCCTGGCCAGTGGTGGCGGTCCGTCAAGCGGAGGCGGGGCGGGATCTACGCCTGGCGCACCCGGCGGCACGCCCACCCTGGCCTCCGGGAGTGGGGGTACGTGGGCCTCACCAACTCGTTCAACCGGCGGGAGCGGGACCACAAGGGGAAGACCGCATACATGCGGGAGGACGGGTCCGTGGTGGCGTCCACCGAGAAACCGTGGATGGACCTGGACGCCAAGGTACACAAGGTCATCCGGCTCCCGTGGTGGTTGTGCTGGGGATGGGTCCTCGGCCCGCTGGAGACGTTGACCATCCTGGCCCTCTGGCCCCGCTACAACCACGCAAAGAACCTCTGGAACCCCCGGCGCGTGTCGCTCTCCGCCCAGGCCGCCCAGCGCGCCCAGCGTGACGGGGGTGGCCTCGTCTACCGGGCCAAGGTCCGGACCGTTGTCTGGACTCGCTATGCGGTCCAGGCCCTCGGTGTCATACTCATCCTCGTGGGCGCGTACGGCGCTTACGTCACCCGTTAGGAGCGACCGCATGTCGTGGACCCTCTGGGCACAGTTGATGCTCCTCATCCTCTGGGTTGCCCTCCTCCTGGATTTCCTCCTCCACTCCCAGGCCCGCCGTGCCTCGGACCTCCTCAAGGAGGCCCGCAATGGCGAGTGACGAACTGGCACGTACCCGGCGGTACGAGGTCTCGGACTTCCCCCCGGGAACGCGGATGATGGTGGGGGACCGCCGGGACCTGGACGCGGCCATTGCTGGCGGCCAGGTGCGCGCGGTGGGCAAGTTCAACACGGGGGCCAACGGTGTGGCCTCGGTCCCCGTGGTCTACGTGAGCCAGCGCGCCAAGCCTTTCCACGAGCGGCACCGCATCGCGCTCGTGGTGTCCGGCGGTGTGCTCCTCCTGGCCGCCGGTATCGCGTGGATCATCCTGGCCGTGGGCCTCGGGTGGTTCCTGGCCTCCATCGGCCTGGCCGCCCTGGCCATCGCTCTCCTCAACCGCGTCTCCCGCGGGGGCGGCACTCACGTCTCCGTGACCACCACCACCACAACGAATGTGAAGGTCCGCCGATGAGTACCCGCCTCGTGTTCCAGGTCCGGCCCGATGGCCAGGGTCCGTTCTCGTGCGCGCTGGAGGTCACCCAGCAATACGTGGATGTCTCCAGCTTCTCGGGGGAGCGCCACCCCAATCTGGCGTGGGAGTTCGTGGATGAGGCGGGCCACTATCACGCTTTCGCCAAGGACGAGACGTTGCCGACCCTGGACCGCCACGTGACCCACCGGACGTGCGGGGAGCTGGACCACCTCCACACGGACCTGGACGAGGTGGACGAGTGCGGCGGGTACGACGAGATCCGGACCGTGTGCAAGCTCTGTGCGGAGCCGGTTGAGCCCGCGTACGTCACCGAGGCCCCGCGGGCCAAGGCCATCCCCGGGCGCTCGTTCTGGGAGGCGACCATCTACGGGGTCCACCTGGAGGTGGGCTCCAAGGTCTCCCTGGCCTTCTCGGAGCCCGCAACCGGGCGGGTCCAATGGTTCGGCATCGGGGGCGTTGTCGGCAACGGCATCGAGACCTACGATGGCGGGGCCACGTACGTCACGCGGGTGTTCGGGGACGGACCCCTGGCGCGCAAGGGCAAGTAGCCCAGACACGGAGGAGCCCGCCCCCCGAGCGAGTAGGGGGCGGGCTCCAGTCTGTGTTAGACCTTCCGGCGCTTGGCCCGGTACGCGGTGAGCCACCCGCCCGCGGTGGCCAGGCCGAGGGACACGAACGGCACCCACCACCCAGTCCACGAGGTGGTATCCACGTTGGTCACGGCGGAGATGGCGGTGTCCAAGGCGATGCCCAGGACGAACGTCACGGCCAGGCCCAGCTTGGAGTCCCGGAGGATGGACTTGGAGCCATCCCCCGCGGGGGTTGAGTAGTCAGTCATCGATGGGTCCTTTCGATGGCGGGCACTGCAAGCGGTCGCTTAGGGCTTCCATCTTGCCCGCGATGTTCCGCCCCGCGGGAGTGCTGGGCGGGTTCTGTTGGTACGCCTCCGTCTGGGCGGTCACGATGTCACAGAACTGGCGGAGGCTCGCTCGGCCGGACGCCAGTGCGATGACGAGGGACGCCACGCACAACGATATGCACGTGAGGAGGACAACCACGAGCCCGTATCCGGTGACGGGCTTAGCCAGGCGCTCACGGACCGGGCTCACTGGCTACCCCCTCCAGACGTGGACGATGATGGCGGCGGCGGGGACACCGATGGCGGAGAGGCCGATGGCGACCCCCCGATACCAAACCGCCAGGCGATGACCTGGGCCACGCCCGGTACCCCGATCAGGAGTGCCGCCACCCAGATCAACGTCTCGTTGGGCTGGGGTGGCGGGACGAACAAGATGCCAGCCTGCTTGAGCATCAAGAGCCACCCCCCGATGTAGGCGGAGGTGTCCCGGAGTACCGAGAGGCGGGAGGGCCGCGCGCTCACTCATAACCTTCCTTTCCGGTACCTGATCAGTCCAGGGCCTTGACGATGGGGCCGAGGGTCTGAGGTCCCGCTACTCCGTCCACCTTGTACCCACGCATCCGCTGATAGTCACGGGTGCGCGCCGTGGTTGCGGGGCCGAACACGCCATCCGCCTTGATCTGGCCAATGAACGCCTGATACGTGCGTACGTCTGTGCCGGACATGCCCTCCTTGAGGGTCCGCGACCCCAGCGCGTGGACCGGGAGTCCCGCGGGGGCCGGAGGCTTGGGCTTGACGGGAGGCTTGGGCGCGGCGGGGAGCGATGCCCGCCACTGGGCCACCGACCATCCCATTAGGACCGTGAGGAGCGCCCACATGGCCCAAAAGTCATCGCACTCCGAGCGGAGGAGCGAGAGGTGGATATGCCAGAGGTGACTGGAGTCCGAGGAGGCGTATTCCTCCCGGTACTCGTTGTACCCCTCCACCGCCTTGTCGGAGTCCGCCTGGCCATAGAACTCAAAGAGAGCCATGTCCAGGCGCGGGTCCTTGGAGTCCAGTGCGGACTTGAGGAGGCGGGACGTGTACTTGTCAATGGTCCCGTACTTGCCCGCCTGGGCATCCGGGAACGTCCAGTCCAGCGCGGAGGACTTGGACAACCAAACGCCCTTGCGGTTGATGGCGTCCCGGATGGAGTAGTCCGTTGTGGACTTCCCCTGGCCGTGGTCCCGGCCCTTGTCCTTGAGGTACTGGCCCCAGGCGTGGAACCCGGGCTTTTCCGCGACGATGCCACCCAGTTGGGTCTTGGGTTCCAACTCGTGGAGCCGGAGCCAGAGCCACCACGTGGCGTCCGAGATCCGGCCCTTGTTGGGGTTCGCCTTGTCCAGCTTGAAATCAGGCTTGGTCAATGTCATTCCGTCCTCCTTCCGGGTGAGAGTACCCGTTCAGCCGATGCGCCGGTACTTCACGTACGAGTTCGCGTTGACCAGGGAGCCGGTGGCGTTGGCCACGTTCTGTGCCCACCGGAAGGTGCAAGAGCCAGCGGTGGCCCCCACCGAGAGGATGGCCCGCTCCTCCAGGAAGGTCTGGAGAGACACCGAGTTCCGCGGGTTCGTGTAGAGGACCGCGGTCCCGTATCCGTGTACGGCCAGGCGTAGCTCCGTGGTGTTGGCGTCCGCCTGGACCGCGTTTGCCGAACCGGGGCCGAGGCATTCACGGTTGCCCGTGGTCCCCGCGGGAACCGTCCAGTCCGTCCGGAGGCCCGCCGCCTGGAGGCCCGCCCACCGCACGCGGAACATCACGTCATAGACCGCATTGGCGACCACCGGGAACGTGAGGTCCGTGTCCGCCGCTAGGGTCGCGTTCACCCGCGGAGTGGCGTCCGCTGGCTTGATAATCCAGTTGTCAATCAAGTCCGAGAGGAATTGGTCATCCACCGGAGTCCCGCCGCCAACGATCGGGTATTGCGCCATCCCTTGCCTCCTTAGTGGACCACGTACATGAGTTGCTTGAGGTGGATCGGCTCACCGATCACGTGGGCCTTTGTGAACCCGTTGACCCCGCGGGTAACCGTAGCGGTCTGGGTGCCGGAGCCGGAGAGCGCGGTCACGGTCACCTGTTCTCCCGCCACGTCCCAGTCAAACGGGACCGCCGCCGCGTTCCAGTTCCGGCCCGCATTGGTGATGGTCCAGGTATCCGTGGCCCCCACGGCGGTGGCCGCCTCCACGGACCCGAGGGTGGAGCCCACGAGGTCCATGCGATTGAACAGGGCACCGCCCGCCGTGCCGTTGGCGTACACCCGCCAGGGGCCATAGGGCGTACACGTCAAGGTGACTTTCCAGTCAAACTCTGTGAAGTACGTTTGGACGTTCTCCACCAACAGGCGGATGGCCCCCACTGGGAGATTGGCGGGCGGGTTCGTCACGGTGATGTGCGCGCCCGCGTCAAGGGAGGTGGTCCGCTCGGTGTAGTTGGCTACCCCGTAGTTGCGCGCCACGTCCAGGACGATGGAGGGCCACCGCAACTCGTCCCACGTACCGAGGTGGAGCCTCCATCCAGCCTGGCCCGGGAGCACGTCATCGGTGGCGGTGTTCACCTCCACACTTGTGTCATACAGGCCATTGGCCGTGATGCTGGCTTGGTCCACGGCGCGGGCCGAGGACCCGCCCTTGCGCTCCACCGTGATGTCATTGCGGAGGGCCTTGTCATCGTCCACCGGTTCCGGCGGGTCCGAGATGTGACCCTGGCTCATGTCATAGGTCATGCGGGAGTTGGTCCCGTACCGCCGCCCGCGGGTGCGGTAGCGGAGTCCCCCGCGGAACTCGGTGAGGAGGCCCATGTCCGTGGTTGCGGCCTCACCCATGTTGGCCAGGAGGGTATCCGTGGTCTGTGCGCCCAGGGCCGACTCCTGGCCGCCGGAGAGGAGGTCCAGCCGGACGCCAGCTTGAGCGGCCAGGCGGGCGGCCCGCGTACCGGCCAGCTCCCCCCGATACCCACGGGCTCCACTCTGGAGGTTGGGGATGTTCACCGAGGGGATGAGGGACCAGAAGGCAACCGGGCCAGCGGCGGACGCCTGGAACCCGGTGGAGCCGTAGATGGACCATGCGTTGGGGGCACCGATGTTGCCCGAGACCGCGGGTGCGGTCGCGCCGGACACGCCCCCGTCCCCCACGGCGTACTTGACCACGCGACCCGTGAACGTGCTTCCGGTCTGCTGGATCTCAATCTGGCCCACGGTCCACTGGCCCGCCACGTACGGGATGGACTGATTGACGAGGACCGCGCCAGTTGAGTCCTGGCCCGTGAGGTAGAGGACCCCGCCGAACGAGTCCGAGACCCGGAGGTCCCAGTTGACGATGGTGCCGGAGGAGCGCACCCGGAAGATAAGCGGGTTGGTCACGGGGAGGACTGGCATATAGAACACGAACCATGCGAACCACGCGCCATTGGGCGTGATCTTCGGGAGGGTGCCGGAGATGGTGGTGTCCACGCCCACCGCGTACTGGGAGGTGGTCCCCTCCAGGAGGGGCGGGCCATCCCATCCGGCGGGCTCGGTCGCGTAGAGGGTGGCCGCCGCCACGCCCGGGGTTGCACTGGCCGCCACGGTGGACCCGGACTTGTCCTCCAAGGTCCAGATGGCCGCGGGGTTGAGTGAGTCAATGAACGCATAGAGCGGGGACTTGAGGGGGGACTTGCCCGCCAGGAGGCGGCGGAGGACACCCGTGGCCTTTACCGGCGCGGTGGAGTCGTTCCCGCTCTTGTCCCACCGGACTGGCCACTCCGGCACCGTACCCACGAACGGGTACGAGTTGATGGTGATCGGGTACCAATAGATGGTGGCCGCCGCCGGGGTGCCGATGGTGGAGACGTTCATCTGGATGTTCGTGGACAACGCGGTGTTGTCCATCGTATACGCGCCCTCATTGGTGGCGGTCATGTTCCAGTTGGCGGGCTCGCTCCCCGAGGCCAGCCATATCTTGGCCGCCAGGTACCCGCCCTCCGCCTTGAGGCGCACGTTGTATCGGGTGTTGGCGGCCACCGTTCCGAGGCCGGGTGTGGATACTCCGGTGACGGTTGTGTTTGCGGCATCCAGTACCCGAATGAAATACATGGAAATGGTGTTGTCCGGGTTCCAGTCAATCCGGAGTTGGTATTGGTTGCTGGCGTTGACCCGCCGGAAGTTGATGAAATGGATGCGGTAGTTGCCGACTCCCGGGAGGGCGGTGATCTCAATCCCGGTGGTCAAGTCAAAGTCCCACGTACCGGCATTGAGTGCGGTGGTACCGCCCGCCGCATTCTGGATAGCGCGTCCCGTGCCATCGGTGCCCAGGTTGTTGACGGAACTCCAGGCAATGCCCGACTCCGAGACTCCCCATCCGGTACCCACGGCACGGGTCCGCTGGAACGTATCCTTGCCACGCTGGAGGCGCACCCTCAAGGGAGTGTTCTTGGCCAGGAGGCCATAGTACGGACCCGCCGCGTTGCGCGGGGAGTAACACCCGGCCTGGCCCAGGGTGGCGGCCACCTTGGACGGACCGTTGGCCAGGGTGAGGACGCACGAGCCCGGGTCCGCCTGGTTGGCCTCGTCCGGGATGCCCTCCTCAATGGTGATACCCGAGGCCACCCGGACATCCTTGGTGATGTCTTTCCAGTACGGCTCCCAGGAGTCGATGGTGCCCACCGGGCTGGCACCCGGCGCAATGTCCACCGAGATGGGCAATGGCTCTTGGGGGAAAGGCATTAGGCGGCACTCCCGGTCTGGTACAGGTTGTCCGTGCGGGCCATCCCGCGGACAAGGGTCTTGAACTTGCCCTCCTGGCCCGTAACGTCCAGGCGGGACACCACCTCAATCTTTTGGCGGCGGGCGGCCACGGTGAGGGTTGCGTCCGCGGACCCCAGCGCCCCATCCATATCCACGCTCGGGCCGGAGATCCGAGTCCCCTTGAGGATGGCGGCCATCCGGGACGCGGCCCGGACAATGGAGTTGCGGTTGTCATCCATACCGACCGCCACGCCCTCGGGAATCCAGTGACCCACCTCCTTGGCCATCACCTTGGAGGGGGAGCCGATTCCCAATGCGTCTTGCACGCTATTCCAGATACCCGCGGCAAAGTTCTTGGCCTGGTTGTAAAGCCAATTGGCCCGCCCCGCAATGCCGTTCCAGATACCGGCAACGATGTTGTACCCAACGGAGAGCATGTTGTTATACAGCCCGGATACCGCGTTCCAGAGCCAGGAGCCGATGTTCCGGAACACGCCCGGGAGGTTGCGGATGTTGTTATAGATCCGCGTTCCCAGACCGCCGAAATAGGAACCGATGGCGTTTACCCCGGAGCGGACCCACGCGGCGGCGGTATTCATCATGTTGGAAAACCAACGCTGGGCCGACTTGGGGAGGTTGGACAACCACGTGTCCACACCGCGGTATAGGTTCTGGAACCACGCAATGACGTTGCGGACGTAGCCCGGGATGTTGCCCAGCCATTGGAGGAACCGGACCACCGCGACACCCGCGGCCCAGAAACCGTCAATGAACTCCGAGACCTTCTCTTGGTTCTCCGGGTTGGCAAGCCACTTGGCGATTGAGTCCAGGGTCTTCTTGAGCCCATCCCATCCGCCGGTTGCGGTACCCGTGCCAAAGAGGATGGAGATGACGGACCCCGCAATGGAGCCGATGTCCTCCAGCATGTCAAAGATGTCCCCGAGGATCTTGGCCGCCTCGGCCATGAACGAGTCCAGGGAGCCATTGTCATCCATCTTGGCAATCCACTCGGAGAACCGAGTGATGATGCCCGCCACCTTGTCCCCGATGACATCCAGGATAGGCTTGGCCGCGCGGGTGAGTCGGCCCCACGCATCGACTAGCGGCCCCGCGATTGCCTGGCCGATCTTCCCGAGCATCCCCCGGAACGCATCCAGGCCCACCTCCATATTGGAGATGAACTGGGGGTCCGAGAGGGAGTCAAAGGCAGTCTTGACCACACCGTTGATGGTGTCCGCCATACCGCCCAACTGGCGCTTGAGGGCGGGCATCCAGCGGGAGGCCAACACGTCCAGCTTATCCGCGAGTCCCGCAAAGAGCCTCTGTTGCACATCGAGCCGGAGGGCATCAAACGCGGGCTTGAGTTCCTTGAGCTTGTCCAGGAACTCCTGGGCGGACCGCGCAATCTTGGGGAGGACCACGCCACCGAGGCCGCCGCCCGCCGAGGACGTGGCCGCAATCTTCTCCTTGAGGGACCGCTGGGCATCCCCGAGGCGCTGGACCGCGAGGGTATGCGCCTCGGTCGCGTCCTGGAGCGCGCGGGCCGCCTGGGCCTCCTCCTTCTTGGCGGCGGTTACCTCGTCCGAACCCTCAATCCCCTTGGCGGATGCGTCCTTGTATTCCTTACCGAGGTCATCCGCCTTGTCTGCCGCTTCCTCCAGGGCCAGGCGTTGCTTGTCCACGGCCATCTGGGCGCGCATGATCTCGTCCGGGTTCCCGCGACCCTGGGCCAGACGCAACTGTTGCTCGGCCTCAATGAGGCCCTGGGCCTCCTCCGCCTGATCTTGCTTGGCCTGGCGGTACTCCCGGTTGAGATCGGAGAGGCGTTCCTTGGCCACCTCGTGCGCCTTGGCCACGTTCTTCTGGGCCTCGGCCAGCGCCTTCTGGGCATCCGCCACATCGCGGCTGGACCGGGCCAGCTCCCGCTGGGCGGCCTCCACCGCGCGGATCTTGGGTGTCATGTCCACCTTGGGCGCGGCACCCCCACCGCCACCCCCGCCCCCGGTCTTGGGCGCGTTCATCGCGGCCCAGTTCTCCGAAAGGCCGGACATCCCCATCTTGAGGGTGGCAATGGCCGCGATGGCCCCGGACAACATGGCGGGGATGGCCGCCGCCGCACCGCCTAGCGCATAGAGTGCGGGCGCGGCCACCGTGCCAAAGAAGGCCAGGCCGATCCCCACCGCCACGAGGCCGGAGATGGACGAGATGAGGCCGGACACCGAGGAGCCCGCGGACGAGAGGGAGGACCCGAAATTGGAGGCCATCCCGCCCACGCGGGAGAACATCCCCGCCAGGCCCCCCAGCTTCCGGTCCGCATCCTCCCCATCGTCACCCGTGTTCTTGAGTTCGTTGCGGATCTTGGTCAACTGGGAGACGAGGGCCTTATCCCTGTTGATCTTGCCAAAGAGGGTCTTGTCCCCGGTCCGCTCAAACTCCTCCGAGAGTGAGCGGACCCGGGCCTGTACCTCGGCAATCTGGCGGTCCAGGTTCTCGGTGCCCGCCCCCGCCTTTTCCAGGGCCTCCTCCGCGGAGGCACCCGCCCCCTTGAAACCGCCCGCAATCTTGTCCAGGACGCGGCCCAGCCCGGAGTCACGCGCGATGACGTTAAAGATCAGGCTGGTATCCGCCACGGGGACTACTCCTCTTCCTGGGACTTACTCTCGTGCCGTTCCAGCCATCCGGAAAGGATGTGGAAGTCCTCCACGGCTAGGTCCGCCACCACATCGGGAGTCCACCCAAAGTGATAGGCGAACAGTCCTAGGAGCTTGACTCGCTTGTCTCCGAGGGGACCTCGGCTTTTCCCAGGTCCACGGCGGTCAACTCCTCGGTGGGCTTGAGGAGCCGCGTGGCAATCTCCATGTCCAGGCGGTCCAGGGTCTCGGCCTTGGCCGCGTCATCCATCGCGGACTCGGCCACCTGGCCGCGGAGCTTCTGGAGGTCCGCCACGGAGTAGTCCAGCTCCAGCTCCCCGAACATGAAATCCGGAACGTCCTCCATCTTGAAGGTGGGGTGTTCCAGGGAGAGGAGGTGCCACACGAGCACGCGGCGGGCCTTTGCCTCCCCGGCCTGGATCTCCGAGACCCACACGGCGTATCGCGCGCCGTACCGCTTCTCGATCATCTCGGCGCGGGACTGGCGGACGCGCTGGGGGTTGAACTCTTTCTCCCACCCCTCTCCGGCGCGCGGGGTTCCGTCCTCGTTCTCGGGCTTGTACGTCACTAGCATGATCGTTAGACCTTCCTGGCTATGCGGTCCGCGGTTTGGTTCATGGCCGCCTCCACGGCGGCCTTGTACCTCGCTCGATGGGATCTTAGCGGCACGTCGAACCATCCGGGCTTGCCGACTTGCGCGACCCACCGAGGAGGTGGCATTGGTCCCGCAACGCCCTTGCCCAGGGGCCGCTGGACCACCGGGTGACGCCACCCTCCGGCCAACTGTGTGGTCTTGGGCGCGTTCTGGAAATTGCGGGGGGACTTCCCCTTGGCCACCTTCACCTTGACTTTGGCGGAGCGGGCCGAGAGGGACACCTGGGTCTTGACTTGCTTGGCGATGGAGGCTCGGAGTGGGCCTCCCTTTTGGAGGAGGCCCTTACTCGGCATGGACATAATCGATGCCTTGGCCTCCTCCGCCGCCGGGGTGACCGCCGCACGGAGGTTCCTCACGAACTCCCGGCGCATGACCTGGCCATCCTCCTCGTACTTGATGGCCAGCGCCAGGTCCGCCAGTTCCCGTGAGGACACCTCCGCGCGAACGACCATGCCGCTACGCCGTAGCCCGAGCGACCGCGCCCGTGGTGGGCCAGGTGAGCCCGCCAGTTTCCGCGGTGTCACCCACGGAGCCGGAGATCGGCGCGTACTGGCGGAGGTTGAGCGCGCCCGTGTACTTCGGGTTGTTCACGCCCACAACCGCGTTGTTCATCCGGACCTCAAAGGTGGGCTGGGTACCGAACAGGGGGAAGAGGATGGAGTCCAGGGCCGCCGCCGCCATGTCTTGCTTGAAGGTCACGGCGACCGTGCCCGACTTGATGCCGGACAGTTCCTCGTGCCACCCGCCGGAGCCAAAGGTGGTGGTGTCCTTGGACTCCGCCTCAAGCGAGAACTCGATGCGGGAGCAGTAGGACGTGACATCGGTACCGCCGATTGACAGGAACGACGCCAGCATCACGGACTTAGCCATGATCAAACTCCTAACTAGGCTGAGACACCGAGGGCGCTCATGAACAACAGGGACGGGGTGGTACCGGAGATGGTCCAGGTGGCCCGGTAGAACGTGTCAGTGATCGGGCCACCGATGCGGAAGACCTGGCCGCCAATGGCGGATTGAGAGTTGAACGTGAGTCGCGTGGTGGGAGAAGTCATCCCCACCACGGCCGAGGACTGGATGGTGAGGGTGACCGCCGGAGTGGTCCCCGAGAGGGACATGACGTGGAGGGTTCCCACGAGGAACTGGCCCGCCAGGACCGCGGGGAGCTGGAACACCGAGGAGTTGCCGGTTGCGGTCCGCGGAGTGGGGGTTCCCATCACGACACCCCGGCCCAGACCCCAGGTGCCAACCCACTTGCCGGACCACGGGATCACGTCTCCCACGGACCCGCCCAGGGAGTACGAGGTCCGGTTAAACGCGGTCATGTACGCCAGCGCGCCATCCGCGGCGGTCTGGGGGCAGAGGGTGAGCGGGGACACGGAGCCCAGGTTGGCAAAGGCGGAGTCATCCACCATGCTGGCGTCCCCGGCCTCCCACTGGCCCGCCGCGTTCACGGTCACAGTCTTGATGCCGGACAGTTCCTCGTGCCAGACCTGGCCCGAGGGGGCAAAGGCGGTGGCGTCCTTGGACTCCGCCTCCATACCGATCTCGGCCCGATTGGACCGGGTAGTGAGGTCCGCACCCGCGCTAAAGGTCCGGACGTTCTGTAGCGTGAACTTGGACATGCCTCAACTCACAATCACGCGGACGGAAAGGTTTGCGCCGTACAGGGTGCCGTTATCCCCTACGGAGATCATGCCGTAACCCGAGATGTCGAATAGGTACAGGTCATCCGCGGCACCATCCAGCGCCTCCACCCCGGGCTCCCCCCGCATATCCCATATGGCCTTGCGGACCTTGCCGTTCCGCGAGAGGAGCGCGTCCAGGAGTTTCTGGCCACTCTCATCCTCAACGGTGGAGGAGAACACGGAGATGGTGACCACCATCTCCTCCATACCCGGCCCCGCCGCATTGCCCATCGTCCGGCTAGGCGTGATCTGCACTTCCCCCACGCAAATGGCGGGCAAGTGCATTGAGTCCGGGACGCCGTAGTAAACGTCAATCCCCTTGGGCATCCACGCCTTGAATGCGGACACCATTGCTTTCTTGATGGCACCGACTTCCCCGCCATCACCCAGGAGCGCTAGAAGGTCATTCATCATGCGAACCCGGGAGTGATGAACGGGAAGAGGAGGGCGTGAATGTCGGGGTCCGTGCGGGATACCCGAACGGCACCCCAGTCCGCCGAGGTGATGACACCTTGCGGGGAGTCCTTGCGCCGGTAAAGGCGGGCGGCCAGCATCCGGCACGCCAGCTCAATCTGGCTCGGCGTGCTCGGGTATCCCCAGCGGGCGGTCACCTGGATGGAGTCGATGGAGGAAAGGCCGGAGGTGGTCACGCCAATCCACTCAATGGGCTCCCCCATCGAGACCGCGCTTGGCGGGCCATACATATACGTCCCATTGGCCCACGTGGTGTATATCCCCGTGAACGCATTACCGCCGCCAACCACGAGTCCCGTTGCCGAGGCGATGGGTCCGGCCGAGATGGCGGACCGGTTGAGGCCGATGGACCGCGTGTTGCCCGCCAGCTCCACCACGCGGGTACTGGCCACCGCGTCCGGACGGAAGGCCCCGGGCCAGAGGCCGCACTCCGCATCGATCATGCGGGACGCGGCCAGGATGCTGGCCGAGATCATCTCGTCCCGGTCATCGGTGGTGAGCTTGCCAATCTGGGAGCGGACCAAGGCCAACTCGGCGTACTGGCCAGCGCTCTGGCCAACCACGAGAAAGGTCCCGGTGGCCACGTCCGTGATGGTGCCGCTGGCCACCCATTTCCAGGTGTACTCCCCGATGGCCAAAGGGACGTACGTGGCCGCGTCGTACTGGCCAAGCTCCGTGGCCACCGTGGCCACCGTGTCCACGGTCCCGTTTGGCCGCGTGACCGTGAGGACCACGGTGGTGGCCACCGGGTCACCGTTGCGGTCCGTGGCCAGGTAGCGGAGCGGCACCCCGTCCCCGAGTTCGTAGGTAGTCACGAGACAACCCCTCCAAGATCCGCCACACGCGCGTCCAGGTGAGTCTGGCGCATCGGTGGTGTGCGTGTCACCGAGAACCCGCCGTTGAGGCCCCCAGCGCCTCCGTGGCGGGCCTGGCGCGCTGGAGCCCAACGAGACCACCGCCCGGGGCGGGCTGAGGACGGGGGCACCGATCCAGCCCGCCCAGCGGGCGGTGGCGGCGGGCCGGTTCCGCTGGCGGGCTTCCCCGGTCCACGAGGGCCAGGGTACGGCACGGGGGCGCTCACGAGGTGGCCGCCTGGCCGCCGGAGCTGGCCACGATGATCTGGCGGGACGGGGTGGCCACGATGGGCCGCCCGCGGCCAGAGCTGGCCAGGATGACGTGGCCAGGCGCGTCCGTGGCCACCGGGGCCAACGTGGATGGCTGGCCAATGGCCACGGGGATGGCCAGACCGGTGGGCGTGGCCACTCTGGCCAACGATGCCGAGGGTTGGCCAAGGGACAGAGGGATGGCCAACCCGGACGGACTCACCCCCGCGGGGCCAACGGTTGGTTGGCCAAGGGCCACGGGGATGGCCAGACCCCCCGGCGCGGCGGTCCTACCGAGGGCCGCCGCCGGTTGGCCAAGTGCCACCGGGACCGCGAGTCCGCCCGGAGTAGTGGACAGACCGAGGGCCGCCGTCGGGGTGCCGAGGGAGACCGGGATGGCCTGGCCACTCGGGGATGCGGAGGGGAGCCCGGAGTCCGGTTGAAACACAAGGTCCGTGAAATAGCAACCATTGTTGAATGCGGACCCCGGGTACGCGATATCGGGGCCGGTAGAGAACCGGCCCGCGGACGCCTCGGCCGTGATGTCCCCGCGCGTAATGGGGGAGCCGAAATAGGCCGGGGTGGCCACGTACTTATTGGGGGTCCAGTACACCGCCATGTACGATTCCGTGGGCACAATGGGGATGCCCGCGGGGAGAGCAAAGGTATTCCACGCCGATACCGTGTATGAGGAATAGGTCTGGACCGTGAGGAGTGACGTGTCACTCTGCCGATAGAGACCCCACTTGACATCCCCGGACACGGTATCCGCCGCACGGAACCGAGCATGAGTCACCGTGCCCGCAACCCCCACGGAGAATCGGAATCCGAGGGATAGGGCAACCGCGTCATCAAAGTTCGGTCCGGCGGGGACTTCCGAGTCATCGTGGAATGTCTGGGACATGGGCGGGGGTCACCCCACCTTGAGGATCTTGTTGGTGCCGTTGTCCCACGTGATCGGAGTCGCGCCGGACCCGGGCTGAATGGGGAGGCCGGTTCCCGAGTCCAGGTACGCAATGACCCGCTGGGCCGAGGCCGCCACATCGGCACCGCCGCCCACGGCCGATGCCTGGAATACGAGGATGCCGTGATCCACCGCGGAGGCGACCGTGGTAACCGTGGTGTCCGCCGCATCCACGGTGCCGCCGGTAACCGTCACGGAGAGGGCCGCACTCGTGCCGTTGATGGTGCCGCCCGCGCCGGTTACGTCACTCACGAACTTGTGGGCGGCACTGAATGTGTACCCACGGACAAACGCGGCCTTGAATACCGCGGTGTCCATGTCAATCTCCCCCTTGAGCCAACCCTCAATGCCGGGGGTAAAGTATCCGCTCATTCCTTGCGCTCCTGGCGTTGAGGTGGCCTATCGGGACGGACCCCGGCCCCCTCGCGGGGAACCGGGGTCCGGTTGATCAGCGGGTGGTCTGGTCACCCGAGGTGGTGGCGGTGCGCTTGTTGGCGTCCGCCTTGGCACCCCGCGGGGCGGCCACGGCGCTGGCCTCCTGCACGGGCTGGGCCGACTCGTCCGCCTTCTCGTTGGCGCGCACGAACCCCTCCTCCACGAACTCGGAGAGACCCTGGCGGGCCTCCTTGGGGGTGACCGGGGACTCCGCCTCGGCCCGCCGGACCGCCGCCGCCGCCTCGGCCTGGAGCTGGGGGCCGGGGGTGGCCGCCGGAGCGCCGTGGATGATGCTGCCCGCCGCCGCCCGGTCCCGGGCCGCCCGCGCGTTGTTCTCCATCTGGGCCACGCTCTGGGGGGTGCCGTCCGGGTGGACGTAACCCTCATCGCCCGGAACGGGCCACGCCCGGTCTCCCTGCTGCTGGACCGCGGTCTGGGGGGAGTCCTCCGCGAGATCCAGGCTCGGGTCCGGGATGTTGTCTGCCTTGGCCATCACTGGCCTCCTGTTCGCTTGGTCTTGGTCGCTGCCTCGTACGCGGGTAGCTCCCCCTCATACCCGAGGTGCGCCAGCGTGGCGTCAATCCCCGGGATGAGGTGGAGGTGTCCGGCGGAGATGTACCCCGCCCGATCGGAGAGGATGGCCGCAATCTCGGCCTCCTGGGGTGTGGGGACCTCCAGGAAGTCCTTGCCACCGTTGCGAACAACGGTGACCTCAACGCGGTCCGGCATGGCGGCCTTCCTCTCCGGGGTGGGGGACCTAGAACGTCGGGGCCACGAGGCCCACGCCGTTGAGGACCGCGATGGACTTGGGGAACCGCTGGGCGTGGAGGGCCACGTACCGGAAGAATCGGAGGTTCACCGTGAGGTTCATGAACCCGGGCTGGATGCTGGCCTCCGCACGGGGGGCCGACTCGTACAGGATCACGTCCCGCTCACGCATGAGGAGGACCGGGTCCTGGTTGGTACCGGCACCCAGGTTGGTGGGGATGTTCGGGTCCGTGTAGACCGGGAGACCCTGCATGACACCGACCCGCCCCGCGGAGAGCACGCCCCCGCTCTGGGCAATCGGGTTCATCGCGTCCGGGGTCACCATCGGGCGGCCCTGGGTGTCCACCGCCGAGATGATCCACGCCCAGCGGCGCGGGTGCATCACGATGGCGGTCGGGGGCATGTAGCGGAGGGTGTGGATCTGCTGGATACCGTCCGCCAGCTTGGCCCAGAGCGAACCCGCGCCCGTGAGCGTGGTTGCCGTGACGTTGACCGCCGTGCCGCCCGCGTTGAGGATGCCGTTGGCGTTGGCGGCGGAGTTGTTGATCACGAAGATATCGGCCTTGACCGCGTAGTCCGAGGCCAGGTCCTCCAACAGGATCTCGTCCATGTTGATCGGGCTCTGGTCCAGGAGTTGCTGGGCCATCGACTGTCCACCCGCGAGGGTGAGGACCGCCGCGGACACGGAGTTGGTGGTGGCGTCCGTGTTCTGGATGCCCGTGTTCTGGGTGGCCTGCTGGGCCACCGCCGTACCCGTGGCGAGACGCGGGAGGGAGATGGTGTCCGTGCCGCCCGGGAGAACCTGGCCACGAACGAGGTCCGCGGTCACCCGGCCCGGACGCGCCAGTTCGATGAACTCGTTGATGAGCCAGAGCGGCGGCACGAAGTCGCCACCCGCGCCATCCGTGGTGGACAGTGCGCGGGTCTCGCTCCGGGGAGCGTTCCGCACCTGGTCCACGAACTGGCGGGAGTTGCGCTGGAGTCGTTCCCCGGCCTCGGACACCCCGGAACCCGTGCGGGTCTGGGCGCGCATGAGGTCCCGGAAGTACGAGACGTCACCACCCTGGCGGTACACCTCGGGCTCCGAGGTGACCCGGGCTCCGCCGGTGGGCCGCGGGGCCGCGTCCCGGACCGTGGTCTGGAGGGCGGTCATCCGCTCCTCCTCCTGGATGTCCGCCTCCACGCGGGCCACCTCGGCCTGGGCCGCGTCCACCCGAGCGGTGGCCGCGTCACGTGCGGCGGTGGCGGCGGTCACGTCCGCCTCGGAGAGGTTGTCCTGGCCCCGGAGGTTCAGGAGCGTTGCCTGGGCCGCCGCGCGGGCCGCAAGCTCAGTCTGGAGGGTGGCCTGGGCGCGCGCCAGGAGTTCCGCAAGAGTCATCGTCTGTCCTCGGGTTGGTCGGAAGGATCTCCGGCATCCAGGTCAGACGGCCAGCCCGAGGCGTAGCGCCGGGTGGACTCGTGCGCGCGGTGCGCGGTACTAGCGGGAGCATAGCCCATCCAGGGCTACTCCTCCTCGTCCGCCGCGGGAGGAAGTGGCGGCGGGATGAGGAAAGGCGGGGCGGGGTCCGGCGGAGGGGTCTCCTCCACGGGCTCATCGGCCGGAGGCTCCGGCGGGAGGCCGATGACCTCTCCGTCATCGGTGGTGGGCGTGGGCTCGGTCATCGCAAGATCCACATCTGTAGAGCGACCCACCATCGCGGTGTGGCCGCACACGGTCCATCATGGCCGAACGTGCGGGGGCACCGCCAACCACGCGGTGGCCGCCCGCACTCCGGAGCCTTCACTTACTCCCCCAGCGCGATGGCCAGGGCCAGGAGGGCCTTGGGGTCGCGCGTGGCGGCGGCCCGCTCCGCGGAGCGGGAGCCCGCGTCCGTGAACGGGTTGGCCCCGAACCCCACGATTGCCACGTCCCCGCGGTGGATGTCCACCTCATCAATGCGGTACTCCGAGTAATCCGGGGACCACACCCCCCGCGTGATGCGGAAGGCAAAGGACATCTCATCGATGTGTCCCGCCTCCAGCTTGGGGAGGATGTACGCCACGTCCTGGTCCGCGCGGTTGAGGTCCGCCACCACGTGGAGACCGGACTCATCCATCTCCAGCCGGAGGTCCCCGGTGGTGGTCCGGGCAATGCGCCTCATCTGGTCATGGCCCAGGACCAACGGCACGTCCAGGTCTTGACGGTTGAGGGTCGCGTCAAAGGCCCCCGCGGACACCACCTCCGTGTACGGACCCCAATAGTCGTACATCTCGTACGGGGTCTCGGTCACCGAGGCGTGCCCATCGAACGTCACCATTGAGGAGCCCTCGGTGGCGGCGGCCCGGATCTCCACCTGGGCCAGGTGGGCACGCGCGGCGGGGCGGCCCCCGTCCTCACTCCGGCGCTTCCGTGGGCGGTCCGCCCGCTGGGAGACTTCTCCGCCGCGCGCTTCCGCCGCCTGGCGCATCGTGGTCATGCGGGTACTCCGTTCGTCTTGGCGGGGTCCTTGCCCGCGGCGGTGGGGGGCGGGTTCTTGTCCCCGAACAGGTCCGAGAACTGGCCGATTTGCTCGGGGGTGAGCGGTGCCTTGTCCATGAGTGCGCGGGCCTCGTCCGGCGTGGTGTACCGGTTCGTGATCTCGATACCGAGGAGCTGGGCCTGGGTCATCGGGTCCATTGCCAGGAGGGCCTTGCGGTTGAGCTTGACGAACCGCGGGGCGGCGGAGAGGCCAGAGAGGGACAGTTCCCGGCGCGTGATGCTCGGGCCGAGGTGGACCACGAGCAATTGGAGGAACCGCTGGGTCACGTTGGCGTACGTGATGGCGGAGCCGGAAATGGCACCATCGATCATGTCCGCGGGTACGTCAAAGAATCGAGCGATGTCCGGCACGCCGTATTGCATCGTCTCGATGTAGTTGTTTGAGTTCGTGGCCGCGTTCATCGGAGTTAGACTCCAGTCCCGCCCGGTCACGAACACCCCGCCGGGGGTCATGCTGGCTTGGTACTTGGCCTTGGCCGCATCCGCCACCTTGGCGGGGACCACCTCCTCCTCATTGCGGAGAACGGCGGCGGGGAGGGCATCGTTGCCAAACCACTTGATGGCAAAGTCTTGGGCGGTCAAATACGAGCCCACCGCGTATGCCGCATATGCAATGGCATTGAGGCCCATAGGCATACCCGAGACCACGTACTGGCGCTCGTGCCACAAGTCCTCGTACTCGTACTCGATACCGCCGATGCGCCACACGTAGTCCCCGGATAGCACGTTGACTCCCACATGACGCGGGGAGCACGAGACATCACCGAGGTTCACGAGTTCGATGCGGGTGGGGAGCCCAAGCGCGTTCCGCTGGGTAATCACGCCAAAGGCGTTCCCCGAGCGGTCCAGGTCCATCTGGGTGGCATACAGGAACTCGTGCCAGGGGATCTCCTCCCCCGCGTTGATGAACGTGACGTTGGGGTTGTCGATGGTGATCCGCATCCCCTCACGCATCCGGAAGGACTCAACCGGGAGCGTGGAGATGAGATTGGCTCGGAGCCGGAGGGCGGCCCACACGGCCGAGGAGCGGAGTGCGCTCTCCGCGGTGACACCCTGGCTCCCGACTTGGAGTCGGCCCACTTGACTATTGGGCGGGATAGCGCCCATATCCTGGAACCGCTGGGCGCGGCCCCGAAAGAGGAGGCTCACTCAACACCGCCTTTCCGAGGCCGGAGGTATGACACGAGGGCGGACATGCACAGTATGACGGACCCGAGGGCCAGGAGTCCCCACCCGATGCCGAACCGCTCCGCGGTGAGCCACCCGATGCCCAGTGCGATGGCCAGGAGGGCAAGGGCCTCCGCGTACGTGGTCACGGTCTCGGTCACGCGAATGACTCCATAAGGTCGTATTTGGCCAGGAGGTGGCGGCGGGCAACGAGCGCCCAGACCCCGATGGTGGCGGCCACGAGCGGGGAGATGTCCGCCCCGCCCTTACCCCGGTCCCACGCCGTGCCGCCCACGAGAGCGCGCGTCTCGGCGGTCTGGACCGCTCGGTTGAGGGGTTCGTCCCCGGCATGGTATATGAGGCCCTGGCGGAAGAGGTCCACGAACAGGCCATAGGCCGCCGCCACTTCCTGGGCGTTGGGGATGGCCAGGTCACCCCGGCGCGGGCGGTCCTTGTCCCGCGGGAGGTGGAACCCCTCATCCTCCAGGTCCAACAGGAGCGACCCCGCCGGACCCTTGACATCCAGCACGATGGCCAGCGGTGAGCGGGTGTCCCGGAGGAGTACGAGGCGCGGGACCACCCAGTCAGTCCCGGGCTCGTACGCCACGCACGAGAGGGAGATCGGGCCTTCCTTCTCCGCGGTGATGGCCCAGAGCGCGGACATCGTGCGCGCCGGATTGATGTCCAGTGCGAATACGGTTCCGCCCTCTGGCATCGCGGTAAAGACCTTCCGCCGCCACTCGTCCATGTCGATGATGCCCGCGCCCTCCTTGATCTGGCGGGGCCAGATACCGAGGCGTTCCCGCGCAAAGTCGCGCCAGGGGAGGGTCTTGTATTCCTTGCGGGTGAACGATTCCGAGATCCGGATACCGCTGGCGGGGTTGGCCTTGAGCCAGTTGTCTGGGTTAGAGAGGAGGGCAACCCGGTCCTCGTCTGACATCTCGTCCAGGTCATCCAGGTCCAGGTCTTGCAACCCAAAGTCATACCAGAGGAGGGAGTCATCATCTCCGCGCTCGGCCCGCGCACGGAGGTTGAACATATGGTCCCCCGTGAGGCCATCCAACGGCGGGGAGGACGTGTACCAGATTTGCGGGTTGTCCCGCGCGGAAAGGGTGGGGATGAGGGCGGCCATCGATGCCGCGTCCAGTTCGTACGCCTCGTCAAGGATGATGAGGTCCGCGGAGAAACCACGGCCGGAACCCTTGGACCGCGCAACGAACCGGAGTCGCGCGCCGTTGTGGAGTTCGATCCCCTCTTTACCGTTCGCCCGGTGGATGGTCTTGACCATCTTTTTGAGTTCGGGGTCCGAGGTGAATAGCTCCTCCATTCGGAGGAACGCCTCAAAGGCGGTCTTGGTCTCGTGTGCGGACCATAGGATTAGCTTCTCACCGAATAGCAGCATCCCCGCGAGGACTCGGGCCTCAAGCGTTGATCCCTTGCCATTCTGGCGGGACACCACAAGCCCGCACTCGAAACACGCCCAGTTGCCGAACTCGTCCTCCGCCAGGGAGTCCGTGAGAAAGTCCTGTTGCCAGCCATCGAGAACGAGGCCCGCCCCCGCCGCCAGCTTGATGGCCTCCTTGCCGGAGGTGTGCCGGTACGCGGGGACGGACTTGAGCTGGGGTGTGCGACTACCGCGCCCGCCCCTCTGCCTCTGCCTCGGCTTGGGCGCGTCGCTCCGCCCGCTCGGCCTGGATGCGGTCAAAGTCGGTACCCCCGGTCTCTCCTGGCAGATCATCCAGCTCCCGGACCACCTCACGCAACTCCCGCGCGATGGCGGCCACCTTGCCAGTGTCCCAGGGCACCCCGCACTCACACTCGCAATGCCGGTGGTGTCCCACCGTACCGTCCAGGATGCCCGCCAGGCGGTCACGGAGGGCGGCCAGCGTGGCGCGGCGGCCCGAGGCCAGGGCGCTCTTGACCGGGGCCGCGGGGGCCTCGTCCTCGTCGTGCTCGCTCATCATGACCACCTCGGGGTTGGCGTGGGCTCCTCGGGGAGCGTGATCCGGTACGCGGTCTCCTGGCCGTTCGGCCTCGGGAGCATGGACGAGACGATGACCGTTCCGTTGTCGCGCAAGGACTGAAGGTCCGCCCGCAACTCGGGGGACGCCTCGGTCATCATGCGGTGCCAGCGGGAGTCCGGGATGACGTACCGGTCCCGCTCGTACGGGAGGGCCAGGAGGCGGTCCATTGCCGCGCGCATGTCCTCCCACGTCACGGGCTTGGCGGCCTCGGGCGGCGGGGCGGCGGTCACGATGCCGGACACGAGGTCATCGAACGGGCGGCGGAAGTGGTCCCAGGGCGGGGTCACCTCCGCGGTGAGGAGGTCCGCCCACGGGGGCGCGCTCCGTGACGGGTTCGGGGTGTCTGCCATGTTGATCTTGACCTCTCGTGGGCCGCGGGGAGAGAAAAAGGACGCC